ACATCATTAGGTTTCTCAAGTAAAAATTTCAGAGTTTTATCTATGAATTTCAATGAGGATTATACAATAACTTTAAATTTAATAGAGCATCAAGATAGTTTTTATACATTTGCTACAAAGGGCCAAGTGGCAAGTACACCATCAACTAACTTACCTAATCCATTTAGTATCCAACCTCCAGCATCTATAACTTTATCTGATGAGCTTATTGAATATGCAGATGGTGTAGTATTGACAAGATTAAATATATTAGTTGGTGCTAGTACCGATCAGTTTGTTCAGTACTATCAGGTTGAGGCCAAAAAAAGCACAGAGACAGATTTTAAAGTAATATCAAGCGGAACTCAGTTAAACCATGAATTAATAAACGTAGTTGATGATGCAACGTATAATGTAAGAATAAAAGCTATTAATAGTTTTGGAGTATCTAGTAGTTATATTAGTGCAGATAGAAAAATTGTAGGTGCAACAGAAATACCTGGAAATATTGATGATCTATCAGTTTCATTAGTAGGATCTAATCAAATGGAGCTTTCCTGGACGCCAGTAGAGGATCTTGATATATCCTGGTATGAGATAAGATATCAAAATGTAACGTCTGGTGCTATTTGGAACAACTCAACTCCTCTTGCAAAGGTCGTAAGACGTAAGTCTAATAGTTTAGTTGTTAATGCACAAACAGGATCATTTTTAATTAAAGCGGTTGATAAACTTGGTAATAGTAGTGCAGAGGCATCTATTGTAACAACTAATATTTCAAGTTTGCAAAGTTTTAAAAGAACCGCTACATTTAGTGAATAGTTATGGCAAATTTTTTAGGAACACGAGACAGTAACGTAGCATTAAGTAGAGATAACCAAGACAGGCTTGTCCTTATTTTAGACACAATTACTCAATTTGACTCTGGTGTTGGTAACTTAGACTCCGCTGAGGGTGTGTTTGATTTAGGAGGAACTGACTCTACATCTAATCCTACAAATTTTGGAGGTAATATTCAATCCTCTGGTTTTTATACTTTCTCGAATACTCTATCCTTAGATGCAATTTATGACGTTAGTTTAGGTGCATTAGTTGGTATGACATCTGAGGATGAGTATGATTTACACGACTCAGGTCGAGGTGCTACTTTGCATGATAATGCTAAAGGCCCATATGATGGATCGCCAGAGGTTCAATGTGGAGCAGAGGTGCAAGTTGGTGCAGATGATTCTAGTCTTGCAAATATATCTAGCTTTCAAAAAATTGCTCAGCAAAGTACAATCAAAGGTCGTTTTTTTAAATTTAGATGTAAACTTACTTGTGATAATAAAAAAGTTAGGGCCAAAGTTCATAGTTTAGAGTTTAATGTCAATTTTGAGAAAAGGTTTGAGTCAGGTGAGGATTTAGTGTCATCTGCTTCAGGAACTACTGTAACCTTCACAAATGGTTTTTTTGCTACTCCATCTATTGGTATATCAGGTCAAGGAATGGCAGTAGGTGACTTTTTTGTGTTATCAAATAAATCAAAAACAGGATTTACAATACAGTTTTTTAATAGTAGTAATACAGGAATAAGCAGAACTTTTGATTTTCAAGCAGTAGGACATGGCTTGAAATCATAATTAAAATAAAATATAAGGATTAACATGAGTCAAGTCAGTGATACAGTTTTAGCCAATCAGGGCTTTGCGAGTTTTAGAACCGAGTTAAATAATATCTTAGGTGCTTTAAATACTTCTCATCTTGGTAGCTCTGCACCTGGATCAGTTGCTCAAGGAACTTTATGGGTGGATTCATCTGTATCAGGATTTTTAAAATTAATGATTAACGACGGAAGTGATAACGTAGAAATTTTAAGAGTTAACATAACGTCAAACGCAATAACAAGCACGATGTCAGTAACAGGAACAATAGCTGAAACTGATCCAAATGCCTTGCCACTTGCAATAGCTTTAGGTTGAGGAGGACACTTTGGCAAATACATTTAAAGTTAAAACTAATGGTGCGATGCCAAGTTCAGCTGGATCACCTTTAACACTATACACTTGTCCAAATGCTACAACGACTGTGGTTATTGGATTAGTACTTTGTAATATTCACACAACAGGAGTAACCGCAGATGTTCAATTAGTATCAGACACATCAGATACAGAGACTAACGAAACTGTATTATTAGCAAAAGACGTGAGCATTCCAGCTGGGAGTTCACTTGAATTGTTAACAGGCGGAAAAGTTGTAGTTCAGGCAACAGATATAATCAAAATAGATTGTTCAGTATCAGCTAAAATAGACGCAACATTGTCAATATTAGAAATAACGTAGGAGTAAGCATGAGCTATATCGGACTCCCACCAAAAGCAACATTCAGTTCAGGATTACTAGATAGATTTACATCTACTACAGGAACAACAGTAACCCTAACGCATGACATCGCATCAGAAAACGACATTGTAGTTTTTGTTAATTTTGTAAAACAAGACAGCACAACATATTCAGTTGGTGGCACAGGAAACAAAACTTTAACACTTGGCGGAACTTTAGTTTCATCTGATATTGTTGAAGTTCACTATTTGAATATTGTAGGTCAAACAAATGCACCATCGGCTGGTAGTGTAACAACAGCAACTATAAATGATACAGCAGTGACAGGGGCAAAATTAAATGCTGATGTTATTTCTTCACAAACAGAATTAGCAACTGCACCAGCTTCAACAGATGAACTACTAATTTCAGATGCTGGAGTTTTAAAAAGAGTAGATGTATCTTTAGTTGGTGGTGCTAACACTCCCGCTTTTATGGCTTATTTAGATAACGATGTTACTATTAGTGATGCTGTATCTACATTAGTGCCTTTTAATCAAAAAGCATTTGATACAGATAATGCTTTTAATACTACTAATAAAAGATTTGTAGTCCCGACTGCTGGAAAATATTTTATTCATTATAATGTTACTGGTGGCACTAGTCCAAGTAGATTGCAATATGTAAATGTATATTTAAAAAAAAATGGCACACAAATAGCTCACAACACTACAGACACAAGAAATGCAGGATTTGGTTTCTTTTTTTCAGTCGGTCAACAATTACATTTAGATTTAGCTGTTAATGATTACTTAGAAGTTTTTGTTTTAATAGACCCAGAAAGTTCTAATTCTTATAGTGCAACAATTGAAGCATTTAATATTTACACAACAGTATTTGGTGGACACAAAATTATAACATAGGAAAAATAAATTATGGCATTTAGTAAAATTATAGCAGAGAGTATGGACTTAACAGACAATTTCAATTTCACGGGTCAAGTCACGGGTGCTGGTGGAATTACTCAAGCTGACCAATGGAGAACAACTACAGACCAAAATATTTCTGCTGATACAAATACATTAGTTCAACAATGGGAAAGAAACGATACAAATTCTACTTATATAGGGTCTGGAATGTCAGTTAGTTCTGGTATTTGGACTTTTCCATCAACTGGACTTTATCTTATTTTAAATTCTAGTGATTGGTATGGAATTAATAGCAATTCAGATTATTGTAGTACAAAAATACATGCAACTTCAAATAATTCGTCTTATTCAGAATTAAATAATAATAATCAATGGATAGAAACTTCAAGATACATGACAGTAACATCTATAAATTGGTTTGATTGTACAAATGTTTCAACACATAAAGTTAAATTAATAGCTCATGCTCAAGGTAGTGCAAAAACTTTGAGAGGTAATACTGGCACAAGTGAAACAAGTTTAACTTTTATAAGATTAGGCACATAAAATTAAGGAGGTAAAACTATGGCACAACTAAGTACAAAAATAAAAGAATACTGCAAAGCTAACAATGTTAGTGATGTAGATTTTTTAAATGATGTTAGGTTGCAAGACGACAGTAATGGTCAAGGTGCGTATATAGCTGAGTGGAACTTAGATATTGCACAACCAACTGATGAGCAATTAGCATCTTATGAAACTGCTGCAAATACTGCTGAGAGCAATGCTCAAGTAGATGCAACAAGACGAGAAGCTTATGGCTCATGGAACGATCAATTAGATGAAATCTACCATGATATTGAAGCTTGGAAAACTAGGATTGCTGGTATAAAATCAAACAATCCAAAAAAATAAATAGGAGATAATTTTCTATGCCCTATATAGGCAAAGAGCCAACAACAGGTAATTTTATTTATGCTGATGATATAACAACTTCAGCAACAAACACTTATAATATTTTAGTAGGTGGTGTTGCATTTAGCCCAGAATCGGCGAATCACTGCATAGTCAGTTTGAATGGGGTAATCCAGAAAGCAAATTCATCTTTTTCTGTAAGTGGTAGTCAAATTACTTTTTTACCATCATCAGGAACTTTATCTTCATCTGATAGCATTGACTTCATATTAATATTAGGTTCGGTTAATGACGTCGGAGTTGCAACGACAGTCTCAGATAGTGCAATTACAAAAAATAAACTAAATTTAATATCAACATCTGGTAGTCCTGGATTAGAAGTTAAAGGTGATGGCAGTTCAGAAAATGGAACAATCCAGCTTAATTGTTCACAAAATAGTCATGGTGTAAAACTATCAAGCCCAGCACATAGTTCAGGTCAAAGTTATGAAATGATTTTACCCACTACAAATATTACTGCTGGAAAATTTTTAAAAGTAGATTCAGTATCAGGGTCAGGTGCAACAGGCATAGGTCAATTATCTTTTGCTAGTGCGGGTGGAATTACAGAAGCCGACCAATGGAGATTAACTGCTAACATATCAAGTAATATAAGTCCAATATCAGCTAATTTAGAAAGAGTAGATAACACAGGATTTGGATATATAGGTACAGGAATGTCAGTATCATCTGGTATTTGGACTTTTCCATCTACTGGTATTTACTTAATAGAAGTTATAGGTGGTTATCAAACTGTTAGTAATGATAATGTTGTTATTAGTATAGAAGTCACAACTGATAATTCAACTTTTACACAAGTAGCAATTGCTGATGAAAGTTCTGCTGGTAATCTTGCTGGTAGAGGTGTTTGTAAATTTTTATTTGATGTTACTGATACTGCAAACTGCAAAGTAAAATTCAATGCTCTTAGTATAAACTCTGGTTCTCTTATAATGGGAAATACAGATAGAAACGATACACATTTTACATTTATTAGATTAGGAGATACATAAGATGGATTATTTACAAAAAGCATTATCATATTTTAACACAGACAAACCTCAATGGTATGGTTGGAAAACGCATGATGATGATGGAAATAAAATTCCTAATTCTCAGCGTATGCAATATCAATATATAAAATTAAATGATGAAACAGCTACTATGCCAAGTGAAGAAGAAGTAAACGCAAAAATACAAGAATTAAAAGATGCTGAACAAACAGCAATAGATAAAAAAGCATCTGGCAAACAAAAACTAAAAGACTTAGGATTAGATGATGATGAGATACAAGCATTATTAGGAGTATAAATTATGCCATTAATAAAATTAAACGCAACACAAGGACTTACAGGAGCATTACCAGCTATAAGCGGTGCGAACTTAACAGGGATTGAAGGTATATCAGAAATAGATATGTGGGTTCCGACAGCAGACGCAACCAATTTTACAGTTAAAGGTGTAAATGATGCGTCTTCTGATTTAGTTATGACAAGACACACAGGAGCAAATTTCACTAAAAAAGGTACAGGAATGTCAACAAATAATAGTTATTGGTCTTTTCCATCAACTGGTTATTGGTATGTAAGTTTAAAAGGACAATGGCGATTAGAAAGTACACAATCAGCAAGATACGTAACTTGTAGAATTGATGTATCAACAGATGGTGGAAGTAGTTATGAAGAAAATTATGGATTAGATCAAAACGCAGTAAATTCAGCAAGTTCAAGCAGTGATTACTGTTCAACAGACGCAAATTGTGTTGTTGAAGTTGACAATATTTCAAATGTAAAAGTAAGAGGATTTTATATATCTTCTGATGCTAATTCTAATTTGGATATGGCACATGACGACCCTGATCAATCTTGTGGTTGGACATTTATAAAATTAAGAGAAATATAATTATGACAATGTATGAAAAATTAGAGGCGTATTTAGGTTTTCCACCTGATATAGTTAAAAAAGTTATTTTAGTTGAAAGTAAAGGAGTGGAAACTATTGAAAAATGGTATTACACAGAAAAACCAAAACCAACAAAAGAACAACTAGATGCAGTAGAATTAAGCTATGTTCAAAAAAGATTAAAAGAATATCCATCAATACAAGATTGTATTCACGCACTATTAGATGGTGGTGATACACTTACAGAATTACAAGCAAAGAGACAACAAATAAAAGATAAATATCCGAAAGGGTAATGTGGATAAAAAAGTATTAATAGCAATTCCTAGCTTTGACCAAAAAATACATCTAGAAACAATATCATCAATTGTATCTGTAAGAGATACTCTTATTGGTGCAAATATTGGTTGTGGTATGATGTGGGTAAGAGATAGTCTTGTAACAAGAGCAAGAAATAAATTAGTTGCTAGTTTTTTAAGTCAAAAAGAATATACACATTTATTTTTTATAGATGCAGATATTGTTTTTTCACCTCAACAATTTGTAAGAGTTTTACTTTTTGATAAGCCAATTTCTACTGCACCTTATCCAATAAAATCAGAACATGAAATAGAAAAAGGTGATGCTAGTTTTGGTTGGTGCATAAATTTTGAGATTGGTAAATATGACTTAAATGATAATGACAAAGGTTTCAAAAAAGTAAATTATGCAGGAACAGGTTTTATGTGTATCCAAAGAAATGTTTTTGAAACAATAATTAAAAAATATCCAGAGATACAATATCAAAGTGATGTAAGAGCAAACATTGATAATAAAAGAGAAGCACCTACTGGAAATATTGAATATGCTTTTTTTGATACTGGTATTCAAGGCAAAGGTTTGTTAAAAGATGAAGAAAATACTAAAAGATATTTAAGTGAAGATTTTTATTTTTGTCAATTATGGAAACAATGTGGTGGTGAAATATGGACAGATTTAACTAGTTCTATGAAACATATTGGAATAAAAAATTATGAAAGACCATCCATATTGAAGATTAAGGAGCCAAAGTAGTCATGGTGGAATACTGGCTAAAACCTTTCTAACTGCCATAAGTATTTATACTATATGATAGATGAAAAAGAAATAGAAATTATAAAATTACAAAAAAGAGTTGAATTTTTAAAAAGTAAATTAAAACAAGCTATTGATGGTGATATTACAACTGACCCAATAGTTAATAATGTAATCAAAAAGATTGTTGCAAGACACAAGCAGGGTATGAAAAAGTTTGGCAAAACAATGGCAGACAATAATAGACCCTTAAAAGATTGGGTAAAAGAGGCACAAGAAGAAAGTCTTGATTTTATCCATTATTTAGAAAAATTACTTAAATAGACCAAAAAGACCTATTTAGAAAGCCCATATCTCAACGGAGACAAGCATTCAAGCATAAATAGGTACTTGGGTATACCCAAAAAAAAGGAGTATAAGAATGGCTAAAAAACCTCTATATGGTAAGGTTCAAGTATATGAAAAAAGTAAAAAGGGTACATCTATAGGTAGTAGACCTAAAAAAGTATCAACTATGAATAAAAGTAAAAGACAAGGTAGAACAAAGAAGCAATTAAGATACCGAGGACAAGGAAAATGAGAAAAAAAAATTTAAAAAAAAGAAGCATTACAACTTCTATGGTTAATCAAAGGATTGAAGATCATGAAAAATTATGTAGGATAATGCAAAGAGAAACAAATAAAAAAATAGAAAAGAATTGTAAAGCTATAGAAAGATTAGAAAAAGTTGTTATGACATCTACAGGAATGTTAATTACAGGTATGATTACACTTATTTATAATCTTTTGTTTTAAGGAGGTATTTATGCAACTTTCAAAACACTTTAAACTTGAAGAATTTACTAAATCAATGACAGCTATAAGAAAAGGCATAAACAATGAGCCTGGTTCTGGAGATATTAAAAATCTTGAAAATCTATGTTATGAAGTATTAGAGCCAATAAGAGCTAAATTTGAAAAACCTATTACTATTACTAGTGGATATCGAAGTGAAGAACTCTGTGAAGCTATAGGTAGCAAAAAAACTAGCCAACACGCAAAGGGCATGGCAGCTGATATTGAAATATTTGGTATTCCAAATATACAAGTTGCATATTGGATACAAGCTAATTGTGACTTTGATCAACTTATACTTGAGTTTTGGAAGCCGAAAGATAAAAAAGATATAAATTCTGGTTGGATTCATGTATCTTATAATGAAAAAGGTGCAAATAGAAAACAAGTATTAACCTATGACGGTAAAAGCTATGTCAATGGATTACCAGATATGAATTGGTCTAGTGGAAAGGTAACAGCATAATGGCAACATTACAACAAGTGATTGTTGATGCTTTAGAAAAAAAGTATGAAGCAAAGATGGCAGAAGCAGAAGCAAACATAAAAGTATATATGGAAAAAGCTGTCGGTGTTGCAGAACACCCTAATGTTGTTCAAGAAGTAGAAAATCAAATGAAAATAATAAAAGAATCAAAAGAAATGTTAGATGAACTAGCAAACTGGAGGACATAAATATGTGGTTAAGTGCAGTAAAACTAGCTTTCCAAGCAGGAAGCCATATTTACAAAAATAAACAAAAGACAAAAATGCTTATGGCAGATGCACAAATGCGTCATGCAGAAAAGATGGCAAATGGAACTGCAGAGTATCAAGGTAAATTATTAGAAGCAAGACAATCAGACTGGAAAGATGAGTTCATTTTGGTGCTATTAAGTATTCCAATCGTTATGCTTGGATATGCAGTTTGGAGTGACAATCCAGAACACATGGAAAAAATGCAACTATTTTTTGAATACTTTGGAAATCTTCCTTTTT